AACAGACGATTGGTTAGCCCGACATCCAAAAGTGATGATTGCAATTTCTGTGATATTGTTTCTTGCCCTTTGTTACATGGAGACAACGCCATGAATATGAAAGTTTCTGATATGTACGTTTACACACCCGCCACCACCGACATCACGATTCGGTGGAAAGCAAACGGATGGATACCGCCAACTGAAGACCCAAAGTTTCAAAAAAAATGGTCTGAGTTTCGCAATAGAACCGCCGCAGGCATTGAAGCAATTATTAATTTAAGTGAGGAAACAGATCATGACCAAAGCAGTGTACAAAGCCATTAATGCCGTTCAAATCGCCCTTGCCAAATCAGGTATAGCCAAAGACAGGCAAGCCCAAACTTATAAATTTCGCGGCATCGACGATGTATACAACGCCATATCGCCTTTGCTGGGCGAACATGGGTTGTGCATCCTGCCGCGCATGATCCGCAGAGAATATCAAGAACGGCAGACCGCCAAAGGCAGCGCAATCTTTTATGTAATCGTCGAGGCCGAATTCGACTTTGTTGCCGCCGAAGATGGCAGTTGCCACGTTGTCAGAACCTTTGGCGAAGCAATGGATATGTCGGACAAGGCAACCAATAAGGCAATGTCGGCAGCTTACAAGTATGCCGCTATGCAAGCGTTTGCGATCCCTACCGAAGGGGATAACGATAGCGAGAACCAGAATATCGAACCCGCGCCAGCCGCCACGCCAAAGCCCATTGGCGCATTGCCTGACAAGGTATTTGCCGATCACCTTGCCGCTTTGGAAGCCGCCGCCAATATGGTTGCATTGAAAGACGTATTTGCCGCAGCTTACCGGGCAGCGCAAGCAGTCAATGATCAGGCGGCAATGGGTACATTCCAAAAAATATATGAAAAGCAAAAATCCGCATTGACAGGGGAAAAGTCATGACCGATGAACGATTTGAACGCAAAGAAAAAGCCCGGTTAGATGCCATGTATGACGCGCACTATTCGGATGAACCTACATATCAGGTGGAATATTCAGACGTGGATGCTAAACCTGTGAAAAAGGTTCCAAGCAAAAAAATATTGTCTATTATTGTGCTTGCATATTACGCACTTGTGGCTTTCGTTTGCGTTTATTTTGCATGGATGGCATTGGCAGCAGTCAAACCACAATTGCCTTGCTCTGTGTCTGAGATAAGCCCCGACTTTAGTAATGCAGATCGCCAAAGATGCCGCCTTATGAGGAATCACAAATTATGAATTTAGCCCTATATCAAATTGCAGATCAATATCTTCAGGATATGCAAATGCTGCAAGAACGTGATTTGGATGATCAAACTTTTGCCGATACGCTGGAATCATTATCGGGAGATTTGGAAGTCAAGGCAACCAATGTCGCTATGTTTATTCGCAACTTGGAAGCCAGCGCAGATGCAATCAAAGCAGCAGAAAAGCAAATGGCAGACAGACGCAAGGCAATCGAAGCAAAGACCGAACGCATGAAAGAATATTTGCTTGAAAATATGGTGCGAACCGGCATCACAAAAGTCGAATGCCCATATTTCAAAATTGCAGTGCGCGACAATCCAGATTCATTAGTGATTGAACCTGATGCGGTTGTGCCGGGCGAATATTTTAACCAGCCGCCATTGCCTGATCCGGTGTTGGACAAAGTGCGGTTAAAGAAAGACCTGCAATTAGGGGTTGTGGTAGATGGTTGTAAATTGGAACGCAAAAAACGCATCGAAATTAAATGAGGAAATAAAAATGGCATCAGTCAATAAAGTGATTTTGGTTGGGCATTTGGGCAATGATCCTGAAATACGTTATACGAATTCAGGCGAAGCAGCAGTCAACATTTCCCTTGCCACTTCCGAACAATGGAAAGATAAAATGTCTGGCGAACAAAAAGAGCAAACCGAATGGCATCGCGTTTCGTTCTTTGGCAAGTCAGCGGAAATTGTCGCGCAATATTTGCGGAAGGGTTCGCAGATATATGTCGAAGGCAAAATCCGCAGCAAGAAATACACAGACAAATCCGGCAATGAACGCACCGCATTTGAGATTATTTCCGAATCGTTCAAAATGTTAGGCAGCAAATCTGATTCTGGAAATGGTAAAGCAGCAAAAGTAGCACCAGCAAAGCAGCAATCTGATGACATGAATGACGATATCCCTTTTAACTAGAATGGGTCTATAATGGTCATGTTTTAAGCACAAAGGATATGACATGACCCATTCTAAAGAATGCTTTAAGTGCAAAACCATCAAGCCATTAAATGAATTTTATAAACATTCTCAAATGGCTGATGGTTATTTAAATAAATGCAAATCATGCAACAAAAACGATGTAACAAATAATCGAAATGCAAAAATTGATTATTACAGAGCCTATGATTTAAAAAGAGCAAAAGAACCTGAAAGATACAAAGCCGCTGCCGCTATAAGTACAGCATGGCGGCAACAAGATAAAAGAAGGCAGCAATGCCATAACGCAGTAACAAGAGCAATTCGATCTGGAAAGTTAATCAGACAACCTTGCATTAGATGCGGCAATGAAAAATCTTTAGCACATCATGAAGATTATGATTTTCCATTAGATGTTATGTGGCTTTGCCAGCCATGTCACAAAAAAAGGCACAAAGAACTTTTGTTGATGCCTTAATTTTTTTGAAAGGAAAACTATGAAATACTTAATCGCCCTTTGGTTAGCAGCAACCGCAACATTGTCTTATGCAGCTTGCACATATAACACCTATTGCGATCAAGGCAGATGCGTTTACTGTACGACCTGTTGCTACGGGTCTTCATGTACAACGAATTGCAATTAAGTTCACCGGGCGAAAGCGGATGCTGTGTGCGCCACGCCGGTAAGTAACCGGATGTAATGCGGCACAGTGCAGCGATTAGCCCACCTTTTTCTATGTGAGGAAATATGAAAGAAATTGTGACCGACAATGACGTACAAAAAGCATTAGATTTTTTGCGATTTGAAGCCCCCAATGCTGCCGAAGCAAAAGCCCATCGAATTTACGTCACCGAATTTCGCAAAGTAATTAAAGCGCAAGTAATGCAAAGATTTATAAATCAACCGCATACTACGCAAGAACGAAACGCTTATTCCGATCTTGAATATATTGCCCATCTGGATGCACTCAAAGAGGCAATTAAAAATGACGTTTTTTTTGAATGGAAACGCGCAGCAGCCGAAGCCACTATTGAGGCATGGCGAACACAAAATGCCAATCTTCGCGGAGAAAGGAAATTAGGATGAACCTAAATGCCTTTTTTATTATTGGTTTTTTGCATGATAACAAAGAAAAATTTTCGGATGAATTTATAGAATGGTTTCCTGATAATGAACACGTTTGGAATGCTTTTGTTGATGAAGCATTTAAAATACATAAAAAAGGATTCAAACATTATTCAGCCAGAACAATTATTCATGTATTGCGGCATCATTCAGCAGTAGCAGAAAATGGTAGCGAATGGAAAATCAACAACAATCATTCGCCATATCTTGCAAGATTGTTTGATCTTGTTTACCCGCACAAAGCAGGATTGTTTGAATATCGAACTGTAAAAGGAAAACAAAATGACAAATAATGATTTTGTGGAAATGGTGAACAAAACAGGTTTTGATGCCGCGACAAAGCAATTGCTTATCACCAGTTATTCCATTGGATATGATCAAGGCAGAGTTGAACAAATGAAAGTCGTGATTGACCGAATGGATTTAATTACGGCAGAGCGTCAAATGGAATTTGCAACCAAACAATAAGGAAAATATGAATACGTTTAACATTATTGAAATGGATGTTGTCCGTTGGGGCGAAACCAGAGGAATCATTCAGAACAGCACCAGCGCAGCGCAGGTTAAAAAAACGCAAGAGGAAGTGCAAGAATTGGTTGATGCTATTGCAGCCAATGATAAAGCAGGTATCATTGACGCGATTGGCGATGTTATGGTCACGTTGACCATGATTGCAGCTATTGAGGATTTGCCGCTTGTGGCTTGCTATCAAGCAGCGTATGACCAGATTAAGAATCGCAAAGGTTATTTAGATGCAAATGGATTGTGGATTAAAGACGCTTGAACCAGCACCAGAAAGCCCGGCAGGAACTCGATATTGCAGCAATTGCCAATCAACAAAAAATTCTGTCGGTGGATTTTGGAAACTTTACGCAAACAAAAAATATCGCCGTTGGGTATGCAAACATTGCGCCGAACGACGATTTAAATGATTAACTTAGGTAAAACGTGCGTTCATCATTGCGCCGTTTTACCAATCCCTTTAGCACTTTGCCGCCAGCCTTGACGTATTTAAGGAATTCATTAGACGCGCCCTGATAATCGCCCCGGTTGTGTTTCATGCGAAGCGTTGACCGCTGCAATGTGCCGTTCCCTAAATTGAAAGCAAAGGATACAAGCGCATCCATGCGCCCTTGATTAAGATTGCTAGGACAATATAGGGATACGCCTCTGACAAACCGTTTAAGATCGTAAACAAGCAGCGCATCGACTTCCTCTTTTGTCCATATTCTATTGTCTTCCGGGCGCAACTGAAATGCCATGCGCTGATCCATCGGCAGTTTGCCTTGCTCTGGATACAGCACATGGCCGCAACCCACCGTCCAAAGTAGTGCGGGACAACGATAGGGTTTATATCGAACACCTTCATGGCGCATCAGCAACTCGCGCATTTTTTCGCTGATCATTTGCCGAATGCCCTGCCGCCAAAGTGAAACGCTATAATGGCAGCAAACAATGCTTGCGTTTCATCATCCCAAAGTTGTGCAGCCATATCGGTAAAACTTACGCCAGCCTCAAATCCTTTATATGCAAGCGTTGCGTCAATCGCGCATAGCAGGAAAAAAAATCCATAGGTAATAACCGGGCGAACGCTTGCCCGAAGATTGATCATCCACTGACTTGCGCCTTTTCCGATGGCAACGTCATGAGCATAAATTGCCGCCATTTCTGCCTGTTGCGCCTGAATCAATGCTTGCTGTGTAACTGCCGCCGATTCAGTCTTAATTTCATCTAGCCTTATTTCCTCAATGCGCTCTTGCGCCTTATATCCACGCTCAAGCATTTGCAATTCGCGCTCAGTCTGCAACTGAGCAAGTTTTAATTCATGCGATTTGTCGGATTTATCCTGAAAAAAATCTAGAATCTTTGGTAAGCCGCCCATCAAAAATGACAGGAATGTCGAAAGCATTGTCAGCATTAATATCCCCCTAATTGAAACATCCACCAAATGCCGTAAGCAGTTGCAATACTTGCCGCAACACCAAACAACACACCAATCACAACCTGTACGTTATCCCAAAATTTTTCTTTTTTTCTGCGCTTTTTCATTGCCGCGACTTTTTCAGCAAGCCGCTTTTCTGTTTCTGCTTTGCGCTTTGCTTCCGCTTTTTCTTGCCGATCTGATTGCAGTTTGTTTAATCGTCTGTTGAAGTCATCCCACAAACCTGCTTCAGAAAAATTGTATATAAGCCATTGCTTTATGTTTTCATAAAACATTTTTTGCTCACGATCAATCGCCATCATTTCTAGAACATATTCAGCATCGGAAATATATTCTGGTGGCTTTACTCCGGTTTCTTCTACCGCAGCATCCTGCTTTTGTTGCGCTTCAACCAACTCGATGCGCTTTTCTTCGTACTTGCTGGAATGCGAAAAGAATTTAGAAAATGATGGCATGGCATCCATAAGTGATGCGCCAGCACCGATCATTTCTTCAAGTTCATGAAATGTTTCTTTGGCTAATGTTGCCGTTTCTTTGACACCAGTCAGCGCAAGTTTAACGCCCTGCGCCACCATTATTGCAGTGGAAATTGGTTCCATAATGCACCATAAGATTTAAATTTTTATTTTGTCTTATGGTGTATTTTTTACTTTACGCCAACTTCGGCCAGCGCCCCTTCAGCTACACACCACCAACAGGCTTCAAAGCACTGAACACGCTGAACCTGCCAACGCCGACGATTCTGAAGGGGAATCAGTATTTTGATGCTGTCACCTATGCTGGCTCTGCATCTCAGCAAACAATTACAACCAGCTTAGTCGGGCTGGACTTTGCTTGGATCAAGAATAGATCAGCAGCGCGTTCTCATGTTCTTGTTGATACGGTTCGAGGCGGCTCTCCATTACTGACGCTGTATTCTGATTTGACGGCAGCAGAAGACAATTCTTCGGCAAACTACAACCCAACATCATTCACGACAAGTGGAATTGTTTTAGGTGGTGCAAAGCTAGGCATCAACAACGCTGGCGAAAACTTTGTCTTATGGGGCTGGAAAGAAGGCGCAACGCAGGGCTTCGACATTGTGACTTGGGCGGGCAACAGCACATCCGGCAGAGCCATCGCGCATAGCCTTGGTGTTGCGCCCAATATGATTATCACGAAGTCTAGGACTAATGCTTCGAGCTGGGTTGTGGGTATAGGCGGGATGTCTGGCTTTGGCGTGAACGACTACCTGACCTTGAACACGACCAACGCAAAGGCGTCGTCATCGACGTTCTATCAAGCATACGGCTCAAGCACATTCACGGTAGGCGTTTCTGCTGCTGACGAAATAAATAAGACCGGGAACAATTATGTTTCCTATCTGTTCTCCGAAGTACCCGGCTTTTCCAAGTTCGGCAGCTACACAGGCAACGGGTCTACTGATGGGCCGTTTGTGTTTACTGGATTTAGGCCACGGTTTTTGATGGTCAAACGCGCTGATGGTGTAGGTGATTGGATGCTTCTTGATTCATCAAGGGACACATCAAACTTGGTTACAAAAGGCTTGGCTGCAAACCTTTCAAGTGCTGAAGGTGCTGGCGATGATTTTGACTTTGTAGCCAATGGATTTAAGCTACGAGATACAGGCACAGGCAACAACGCCAACGGCGGCTACCTCGTCCCCGAAGAGTTCGGCACGGATTTGATCCGGCTTGTCGAGACATACGGCGTCGCGCGAAAGCTGCTCAAGAATCGCACGATGTCGAGCGATACCCGAAACGATCCACGCCGAACCAGTGGGCTTACCGCCTACTTCGTCGGCGAAGGAAACACCGGAACGGAATCGACCGGCACATGGGATCAAGTTCGCTTGACCGCGAAGAAGTTGATGGTCATTACCAGCATGACCAACGAACTCAACGAAGATGCTGCAATCAGCATCGGCGATGAGATCGCGCGGGAAATCGCCTACTCGTTTGCACTGAAAGAAGATCAGTGCGCGTTCATTGGGGACGGCACATCCACCTATGGCGGCATCGTCGGCGTCAATACGCGATTGACCACCGTGAATGGTGTCGATGACGGCGCGGGCTTGGTGTTGGCTGCGGGCAACCTGTTCAGCGAGTTCACGCTCGCGAACTTCAACTCGGTTGTTGGCCGTCTGCCTCAGTACGCCAGCACAAACGCGAAGTGGGTTGCGAGCCGCGCGTTCTATTACGGAACGATGCAGCGTCTTGAACTCGCCGCTGGCGGCGTCAGTGCCAATGAGATTCGCGAAGGCAATCGCATC